GTAAAAATTTCTGCGGAAATGGATGCAATTGTGTCACGCGCGTTGTCGGTTATCCGAGCATGTACAACTTTACAAGAGGTACGAATTGCAATGGAAGCAGGAGTTTTGGAAACATTGGGAATAGCGATCAATCGGTACAATGCAATTAATCAAACATCGGTGACAATACGGCCAATCACGTTAGCGGATAGGAATGCGATGTTTTTTATGTGTATTGATATGGCTTTAGCTTCATTGAATATTAACGTAGGAAGGATTTCGCCGGATTATACTCAACGATTGGCGACGATTGGGGTGTTGGCAACACAAGAAATACCATATACTGTATGGGCAGCAAACGAGGTGACAAGAGCAGTTGGAGTGTCGCAAACATGGGGACCAGAGAGGCAACCACACGGATTATATACAAATATGGCACGATGTTATGCTCCAGGACGTTTCTTTTTACGGCAAAATCAAAATGTGACAGCAGTTGTTGTGTCAAGCAATATAATGCAGGTGTCGATGAATGCACAGGCACAAGGAGACATTCAAGATGATCTTGTGCCGAATAATATTGAACCGGTTCGGGTGTATTTTGTATGGAGAAGAATTGAGGTGTTCGCAGGGGTAAATGGAGCGTCTACAAATTCACCTAACGGGATGGGAGTGCAAGTAAATGGTTTAGGGATCAGAGCAGGAATGTTGACAGCTTGGGATGGACGCCAACCAGTACGTGTTCTGAACCCAGGTCAAGGACAAGGAATGATCCAAATTGAAATTGTGTATTATACGTCACTTGAAAAAACGATTTTCCAAGTACCAAGGATGGCAGCGGATATCTTTAATATATATTGTTTTAGAAACCCATTATGGAATGGATTAAGACGAGCAATATTAGGTAGAACGACATTACCACCAGATCAACCACCAATGTTTGCGCCAACAGAGAGAGTTGATGTGTTAGCGATTTCATTATTTTCGGCATTAGCGGATGCATTTGAAGCACTACAGCCAGATTTTCAAGTATTTGGAGTAATACCAGCAGCAGGTCCTTTGACTCGCGCTGTGGCCCAAGCTGCATATCAGTAGCAATGGGGATTGTGCGATAACCCTAACTGATACGCATGCATCGGTCCTATAATACACTGAGTTTATAGTAGCACGTTCCGGAAATTAAACATAC